AGGCTCCATCGCCCAGGGCCTCCCATTTCCCCTTGGCTTTATATCCCATAGCTTGGGAGAAGGGAATCCAAAGGAAAAAAGGTGTGGTCATGTCCCGTGAGGCAGGATAGAGCTGTCCACCGCCGCTCGGATGCATGTATGGTCTGTGCTCCACTGGCCTCGTTGCCGTGGCTTACGGTGGACTTATCCGGCTTTCCTCCGCCACTTCCACCGCCTTTTCCCCTTTGGATGTTATTAAATACATGTTAATCAGCATGTATTATGTTGATTATGGCATAATTTCTTGACAACGATATTTTTTTTAAGTAGTTTTGCTGAAAACTAATTTTATATGTCGGAACAGAGAAAAGCTTTCGTATTCGCGTTGCCTTACGATACTAGACTGGATATGATCCAGCGGTTCTTAAGGATATACAATGGCTATCTGGATTCCAAGGGTAGGAGCTTGATTACCGAAAGGACGATAAACTTACTTTCTTTCTACATCAACTACGGATACTCGGATGATACTAGGGCTAAGTACATGGATTGTCATGGACAGAAGGAATCTTACGTCGCTGTCCTGAACAACGAGCTTAAACGTGGGGGCTTTCTGGTGGACAAGAAGAACGGGAACTTCCGTACCCGTGAGCTGTCTGTTGAGATGAGAAGCTTACGTAACTATTTTATTCTTGATGGGGAGGGTGATGATACTCGTGTAATGGGATTTGTGTTCAAGAGAAACAAATTGGATATTGATGGGTAGGAATCTTATTTCATTCGATAGGGATATCGTGGATGAGGTGGTAAGAAGATCTGATGGGAAGTTTACCAAACAACAGGTAGAGTGGTGCATGAAAGCATCCGTATCTTACGTCCACCACCTAGCTAGGTATACTGACAATATATCTATCAGAATCCCGTTTATCGGATACGTTGTATGCAATCTCCGAGAGATGCGGGTAAGGCGTGATAAGATACGCCGGATATTTGTCAAGGAAGGTAATCGTTATCCGGATGAAAGGATGCCTATTGAGCTTGATTGTCTGGATAAGAAGATTAAGGCGATAGAGGATATGGAGGGGTTGAAGAACGGAGATCCTCTTATACGTGATAACCATGAGGCCATGTATCAATGTCGGTATGGAATGACATGGGAACAATTACAGGATTTTCAACAAAAACAGTTTAAAAAATAATTATCGTGCAAACAATTGGTAAAGCCCAAGTAATAGCCCAAGCTTGGGAAGACAGTTTATTGGGCAGGATTCCTGAGGATAAGAAAGATTATCCCGAATGGTATAAGAATCGTCTTGAATTATGCAAGAAATGTCCTAAGAACTCTTCTAATATTAGGTTCTTTAAATTGCCGCCTAAGGTATTATTTCATAGATTGATTGGAAGACCGGGATGCTCGTTGTGTGGTTGTTTTATCAAGGAGAAGGCTTGGATGAAGACCGAGGTATGCCCATTGAAGTTCGTGGAAGGAGAGAAAGCCAAATGGAACGCTATGGAGGTGATAACGGCCGATCATAACGATTTTAATATCGAGTGCCCTAACGATTCCTTTGATATAGGACTTACGGATGACGAGAGCGAGTTTTATCTAAATATTTTTAATCAGAAAATAGGTGATAAGATAGAAATCGTGTTATTTATCACCCATAAAGATGGTTTCCATGTCAAGGATCATCATCTTTCATGTGGATGTATAGGAAACGTGTCATATAACAAACATCCTGACAATGAGAATAGAACTATATTTAGGATGACGTTAGATACCTCAAAATATACGGAAGGTCATTTTGAGAAACACCTATCTCTTATCGGTTATACGAAGGACGATCCTGAACGTAATTTCAAACATTTCCCGCTACGTATTATAGGGGAAGCTTATAGGTAAATACTATGCGAAGTCCCGTAAGAAGTAAGATAGATGATCGTATCCATGCCCTTATTGTCATGGAAGTCGGTTGCCGTGAGTTGCCTGAATATTCATTGGGTGATATACTTTACTCCGCTTTAAGGAGGATAGCTAGGGCTAATGGTGGTAATGTCCGCTTCTTGCGGGATGTTAGTACCATGGATTTATTGAGGTCTATAGACCAAAGTATAAATGATGAGATTGAGTTGAATAGCAATGATTATAACGCGTGATTATTATGGAGGAGAATAAGGATATAAAAAAGGAGATCAGGGATTATCTTAAAGAAGAGTCGGATACCCATATAAGGCATTGGATAGCCATAAAACGTGAGAGCAAGCGCCTGTATAGCGATATTGAGGATAGGACTAAGAAGATAGCCCTTAAATCATCTTCGTTGATAAAAGAGGAGGATTTTGTCGTTCTTCATGAGATGACCCATAAGATACAGATGTTGAATATAGAGGCTGTAAAAGTCAATTCTAGGTTGATGTTCATAATCCAGTTGGCTACCAGCTTCGGTATGGATCTGGATTTAGACACGACATATGCGTCCACCGCCAAGGGTATTATAGAAGACAAAACGTCTGGATTCGTGTTTTATGATGACAAGGAACGTCTTAGATATGCTGACAAGGAGCTTGAGGATATGTTCCATGACATGAGCGTGAAGGAAGTAAGTAAGATCGGGGTTGTTCAGTCTTATGAGCTTCTTATGAAACAGTATAACGAGTTTAAGGACATAATCAAAAATAATATTAATTCCATATAATTTCATTATAGGGTTTTAATATATCTATAAGGATCTGGTTATTAGCCTAAGTCTTGAAATAAAGACTACGTTATTGGAGAATATATAGTTACCTACGGATGTTTATCCAAGTCCGTAGCTCTAAGGCAGGTGATTAAACAGGGATTGTATTTGGGTTCCGGTGTTGCCTATATAAAACCTTCAATAACATTGGCGATGGGTACTAACAGGGTTTTACCCTGACTTATGTTGAATAAACATTTTATTAAATTATTGATTGTAAATGGTTTATGTACAGGATATAGATGGTAAGCCTTTGATGCCTACTACAAGGCATGGGAAGGTAAGAAGGTCGCTTAAAGCAAATAAAGCAACCGTGGTGAATCCTTGTCCTTTTACGATTCAGTTAACTTACGAATCAACCGATCATAAACGGCCGGTTACTCTGGGCATTGATGCAGGAGCTAAACATATCGGTTTTTCTGCAACAACTGAAAAAGAGGAGTTATTTGCTTGTGAGACAATCTTAAGAACAGATATCGTAGATTTACTTTCAACGAGATCCCAAAACAGAAGGACAAGAAGATCAAGGCTCAGATATAGGAAGCCTAAATTTAACAACAGAGTTTTCTCTAAAAAGAAAGGCTGGGTAGCCCCTTCTGTAAAACAAAGAATTGATTCCCATTTAAACGAAGTGAATGAAATTCATAAAATCCTTCCGATTACTAAAATAGTAATTGAGGCCGCTCAGTTCGATACTCATAAAATGAAAAATCCTAATATTTCAGGAATTGATTATCAAAACGGAGAACAACTTGGATTTTGGAATGTCAGAGAGTACGTTTTGTTCAGAGACGGACATAAATGTAGTTATTGTAAAGGGAAATCAAAAGATCCGATCCTGAATATTCATCATATCGAGTCTCGAAAAACAGGAGGTGATTCCCCTTCCAATCTCATTACCTTGCGTGAAACTTGTCATAAGGAATATCACAAAGGCGATATTGATTTAAAGGCAAGGCGAGGCAAGTCGCTTTGCGGCGCAGCCATAATGGGAATCATGAAATGGAGGTTATACGATGAGTTGAAGTCAAGATATTCAAACGTTTCAATGACGTTCGGTTACATTACAAAATATAATCGGATTAAATACGGAATAGAAAAATCACATACATCCGATGCGTTTGTAATTTCTAAGAACTTCAATGCGAAACGAATTGAGTATCAATACTTGAAACGTTTAGCTCGTAGGCATAACAGGCAAATACATAAAATGAAAATTTTAAAAGGAGGGAAGAAGAAAAATAATCAAGCTCCTTTTGAGGTTTTCGGATTTAGATTGTTTGATAAAGTATTGTATAACAATGAAATAAATTTTATTTATGGAAGAAGAAAATCGGGAAATTTCAATATCAGGGATTTCAATGGAGAAAATCCAAAGGATGTTTCATACAAAAAGCTTAAACTCATTAGAGGAAAGAGGCATCCGATTATATTAAAGTAAATGAATGTATATAAACAGGTTTAATATATTTTTAAATATGAAAGCCAATGCCACAGGGAAGACGAAAGCCGACGAGTAAGGATGTCGATCGGGTGAATGATAATCTTGAGGTCATATCCAAGGCCGTGGATGACGCCAAGACGTATATCGCCAAGCATCCATGGGATAAGGAGAAACCTGAGGATATGGCTAGGGCGTTCGATTTCATATCCAAGTTGATCGATAAGATCAATTCATGGAATGAATCGTATATGGAAAAAAGCGGAATCATGGATGTATATAGGTCTGTAAGCAATGTCCAGAAAAAGGAACGTAGGGGTCAGGTTTCTGGTGGAATCGAGTCTGTTTTAAAGGATATCATGAAATGAGTTTAAGCACGAGTCCAGAATTTTATGTAAACATGAAGAATCCCCCTGTATGGAACGATTTGTTCGGATGGGAGGATCAGGATGATGATGTTAAGCAGTTCTTTACAGAGGAGGCTTATAAGGTCAAGAACGGGATAACTATCAACGGTACGTTCATCCCGCCATGGCTTTATTGGCATGTTAATTTCTTTCCCGTATTCCAGGATCTTCCAAACGGGGAACGTGTGCCGGCGATCAGTCGTTTGCGTGACAATGAATGGTTTTTCGCCGAGATGTACCAACGTGCCCGTCAGGAGAAGAAAGGATTGGGGATGTTTGGTACTCGTCGTTTTGGCAAGGCTCTTCTGGACTCGGAGCTTATATACGCTCCTTATGGTTCCAAGAAAATAGGATTCGCCGACATAGGAGATATCATATACGGTGATGACGGGAATCTTACTACCATAGTGGGCGTATATCCTCAGGGATTCGTTGATACGTACAAAGTGACCTTTGAGGACGGTCGAAGCGTGGTGTGTTGCGGGCAGCACCAGTGGAAGGTCAAGTATCATGGTGATTATAAAGTCATGAGTACGATGGGTATTATCCACTCTGACTTCTCTAAAATGACTATAGATATGGGGGATGCGGTTGATTTTCCTGAGCGGCGTTGGCTGGTATCACCCCAGCTCATGGGGTCTCTGGTCGCCTCCTTCCTTTGTGGCGCTACCGACAGGATCTTTGAGCTAAGCAAGAGGGAGATGGATGATGTCATTTATTCATCCAAAAAACAGAAAGAGTTATTTATAAGCTCGTTTATGAAGATCGCTTGCGGTATAAGCACCGGCGATGATCGTTTTAAGGTTGTTTACAAAAGTGAGTATATTATATCCTTCGTAAGAAGAATATTCTGGTCTATGGGATATTATTGCGTCATGGATGGTGATGATATGTATATATCCAAGACCCATAACAGACTTAGGATATCCGATATAGATTATTACGGGAAGTATAAGGCTACTTGTATTGAGGTAGATAATAAATCTCATCAGTTTCTTACTACCAATTTTGTCGTATCCCATAATACGACTATCATGTCATCCCTTCTTCAGATGAACGCTACCATGACGATCGGGCTTAGTCATTCCGTGGTAGGTTTCAGCGATAGCGATTTATCTAATATAGGTGAGTATTGTGAGTATGGTCTTGATCATGTGCATCCTTTTTTCAGGATCAACAGGACCAAGACCGACTGGAGTTCGGGCGTTACATTAGGCAAGAGGATGTCCAATGGCGTACGTGATATCCATGCCATTATCTCTATAGCCAACATCAACATGGGTAGGAAGACCTCCACTCAGAAGACGGCTGGTTTGACACCGGCTACGGCTATTTTCGACGAGGTTGGTAAGGGACCTATCAAGAAGCCGTACACTGCCGCCATGCCTTCCTACGACACTCCTTACGGCTGGCGTCTTAGCCCTATCTTGGCTGGTACTGGTGGTGAGGTAGAATTATCCAAGGACGCTCAAGAAATGTTTTCTGATCCTGAGACCTACAATCTTCTGGTTATGGACTGGGATATTTTAAATCGTAGAGCCATGAAAGGGAAAACATGGAAAGAACGGAAATGGGCGATGTTCGTTCCCGGTCAGATGGCTAACTCCGGTGTTAAGAGAACTATAGGATTGGGCGATTATCTTGGTAAGCCTGATGACAAGAAGCTTAATAAGATCAAGATCGACGCTACTGATTTCGATGCCAGTACCAATAAACTTAATGAGGAACGGAAGAAACTATCTACAAAAGATAGGGTTGCGTACACTTCTCATACTATGTTCTATCCATTTACGATCGATGACTGTTTTTTAAGCTCATCCCAGAACCTATTTCCGGTCGAGTACGCTATCAAGCATAAGAATGATCTCCTTGAGTCGGGGCAATATAGCGGTATGCTGTGTGATGTCTTTCTTGAGTCAGGTAATAAACTGGGGACTACTAAATCGAATAAGCAACTGGCTGGATTCCCGTTTAGCGGCGGTGTTATTGACGCTCCTGTCCAGATATTCGAGATGCCTCAATCCAATAGGTTTGATGATTTTATTTATGTGGCGGGCCAAGATCCGTATAAGCAGGCCAAGTCTGATACTCCTTCATTGGGATCCTTTTATATATTCAAAAGGCGTGTTGGTATCCGAGATCCTTATGCCTATAGAATAGTTGCCTCTTACGTATCCCGCCCATCATCTATAGACCAATTCTGCCGTACGTGCGAGGTGCTTCAGAAGGGATATGGTGCTATATGCCTTATGGAGAACGCTGACCAGATGTATGAGCAGTATCTTAATCGGAAGAGCGGTATGCCGGCATCTTTCTTCTTATTCGCTGGTGAGGCTATAGCCAATAAGTATGTGAAGGCCGGCTCCCGGCAGAATAGCAAGCTGGGGCTATATCCTACCCCCGGCAACCAGAACCTGCTCTTCTCCTGTGTGGTGGATTATTGCTGGCAGGATTTCGTTATTGGTTATGATGATAGTACCGGTCTTGATATAACGGTTAAAGGTATTGAGTTGATTGATGATATAGCTTTTTTGGATGAGATAATACAGTATAAGCCCGGATTGAACGTCGATAGGATAATAGCCTTCGGGCACGCGTTGGTTCTCGCTAGGTATTTTGATGATAATAACTACATGCCTAAATCGAAGATAGATGAGATGAATAACGCCCGTAAGGAAGATGCTTATAAACACCATGAGATATATGCCTCTGCATTTGGATCGGTATCTATAGGAGCTTTTAGGTAAATGAATGTCAATTAAACGCCTATCTTTGTTGTAAATAAAATTGAATAATCATGGAAGTGTTTAATAGAGATCATTCGTTTCCAGCAAAAGGAGCGTTATTAGGATTACCTCCTCAGGCTATTTCCACGAAGAAAAAGAACAGAAAATGGAAGGAGGATTGTATGGACGCTCTTGAGACGATAGGGTTGAAACAGTATGATCGTAACCAGATGTACCGTGACTATTATCTGATGGCGGATGGTAAGTTATCTTTTATGGAGATGGCGGATGTTATCCCTCAGTTAAGGAACGTGCAGAAGCTAAGGAGCGATATAAGGATACCTTCTTTCTTGAAGCATTATGATATCATAGGTGGTATCGTAAACGCCTTTGAGGGATGGCTGACAAACCTACAGGATAAGTATACGGTTAATGAGGTAGGTGATATGGCTATAAGTGAGTATGAGGATACGATGTCAAACTTACTTCATCGTCATATACAAGAACAGTGGGATATTATCGTCAATCAGCGTCTTGTGGAGGCTGGTCTTGATCCTACGTACAATGAGTTTAACTCTGAGGAGGAGCGTCAGGCTTATGTTCAGCAAATCCAACAGGTCAAGACGTCTATGACCCCTGATGATATCCAGAGGTTCATGGGTACCAGATGGAAGACGCAGGCGGCTGTATGGGGAGATCATACGATCGAGGCTGATCGTAGCCGGTTTTATATGGATGAGCTTGACAGGGAGAATTACAGGGATCGTCTTCTTAGCGGAAAGATGTTCCGGAACCATTTCGTTGGCTTCGACTACTATCGTCCGGAGGTATGGAGTCCGATGGAGGTTTTCCATCCTGATGTGAAATACCCGCAATATGGATCTTATGTAGGCCGTCTTCATTATTACGAGGGTGTTGAGTTGATATCAAGATACGGCCATAAGATGACGGCAAAAGACAAGCGTCGGATTATGGGAGGTGATGATGATTATGAGGGATGGGTATCTAATGACGGTGCTAGGTATGATTGGAAGAAAAAGAAACCGTCTATTACCGGTATGTATGAGAATGAGGTTATTCCATGGAAAGGATACCATGACTATGAGTCTATAGTCGCCGCTGAGGACTATTATGGTGTTCCGATGGGAGAGTACCATGCCTTCGGGCCTGACGGGGAGGAACACACCCAACCCCGCTTCTTGCCCCGCTTCCATCCCTTTGGATATTTCAACTCCGGTATGGCCGATGGTAAGAGATATGAGATAGACTCTCGCCTTTTTAGGGTTATGGAAGGATATTGGGTATCCATGAAACCGGTATTCTTAATAACTTATATGACAGAGACCGGGATGGTTGATCAGGAACTTGTAACCGATGAGTTGCTCCCGGAATTCTTGGAGAAGAATGGCATAAAGAAAGTAAAGAGGGTTATGGCCGATGCCGTTGGTGATCCTGAGGTGAACACCTATATCTTGGAGTATGTCCCTGAGGTTAGGTTTGGCGTTAAGATCACCGGAGGTAATTTAATGGATAAGCCTATATATATTGGTGGGGATCCAATACCTCATCAGATACATGGCGATAGCAGTCTGTATGATTATGTCATTCCGGTTTCTGGATTTATAGGGTCTAGTCTCGCTGATCGCATACAGCCGTTCCAGATGATGTATAACCTTGCTATGAACCAGCTATACAATAACGCCGAGAAGGAGATCGGTAAGTTCTTCTTAGGCGACTTAGGATTCCTGCCTACGGAATATAAGGATATGATGGACAAGAAGGGAGCTTTGGCTACTTTTATGCAGATCGTTAAGTCCGTCTCATTTATGGGTGTAGGTGGTAATGACACAAACAATCCTTACCAGAATCCGCAGATGGGCAGCATATATAATCAGTTCGGTGTATATGATCTTACTAATACGGATCAGATAAGATCCCGTATGGAAATGGCGTCTTACGCCTATATGATGGCTTATAGGATGATAGGTATATCCGAGCAAGCGATGGGTCAGTCAACTAGATACGAGAGTTCTACGGGCGTAAAACAGGGAGTTAACGCTACTATGCTACAGACCCAGACTTACTTTAATGATTTCGATGACTTCAAGAAACGGACATTGGATATTCATCTAGCCGTGGCTCAAGTATGCCAGAAGGAAGGATACGATTGGACCGTGATGTACAGGAACAGCGATCTGTCCTTGGCTTACGTCAGTCTTACGGATAATAGCTTGTCGTTACGTCATCTTAATGTTATGGCTGTCTCTAATTCCAAGAAACGTCTGGAATTGGAGAATTTGAAGCAATATATATTACAGACGAATACTTTGGGCAATGACTTGCTTGATATCACTAGAATGATGAATGCCAACTCGACGGCTGAGATGAATCAGATAGGAAGGGATGCCAGATCTTACGCAGATCGTGTAAGACAGAAGGAGTACCAGAATCAACAACGACTTGTACAGCAAAAAGCCGAGGCCGATCAACAGGCCCGTAATGACGAGCATGAGAAGGAGAAGGAGCTGGCTTATATCAAGGGTAACTTCGATTTACGGGGTAAGAGCATAATGGCCGCCGGTCAAGCGGCTAGGACACAAGATAACGAAGAGGGTATGGATTATGTGGAAGCTATAGCGGATCGAGCCTTGAAGGAAAGGGATCTGGATATCCGTGAGGAGGATATGAGAACCAGACAGGCTAATGCCGAGGCTGAGCGAAGATCTCGTGAGGAGATAGAGAAAAGGAAGTTGGAATTAAAGGAAAAGGAGATAGATGCTAGGAACAAACGTTCTGATACAGATAGGTTTACGTCAATAATAAACAAGAATTGATTACAGGTTTTGTAAATATTTTTACAAAATCTGTAATCATTTTGGCGTAAAATTCTGTCATATACTATAATGGGTTTGATTTAATTGGTAATTAGATTAATGATAATTTTGTAAAAAGCAAAAAAAGGAAATTGTATGAATGACATGGGTGATTTCGCTAAGGGTTTTAAGACCATGAGTGTCGAGGAACTTTTTTACCGTGGTGACGGTGATGGCGATAAGAATAATATCGAGGGTAAATATGATAAGGATGGTAATCCTGTAGGTGATTCCAAGGAAGAGCCTGCCGACGGCGGAGCGGCTGACGGTGGCGGGGATAAGGGCGGCGACGCTACCAACCCAGACCCGGATTCCTTTGGCGAAGGCGGTACTGATAATAATAACGTGGTATCAGTGTTTAACGGGAAATCTTTCTTGGAAAAGATGGCCGCTAGAGGTATCATCGACAGTATCGATAACCTTGATATTATGGTAGATGACAAGCCAGTTGATCTTTCTACTATCACAAAAGAAGATGATCTACTTGATATAGTGGAGGGATTGATCAAGGATAAGGCCGATGAGTTGTTGAAGGATAAGGTTGATACCGGTTCTATGTCTGACTTCATGAAGAAGATGATAGAGGTGGATAAGGCTGGAGGTAACGTAGGTCAGCTTCTAAACCAATATCAGAACATTCAGGCGCCGTTGGACAACCTTGATATGAGCAACAAGAATGATCAGCTTGCGGTCATCCAGCATTATTATAAGATGTTGGGTATGCCGGAAGACGAGATAAAGGATAATATGGAGATGATGATTGGCAAGGGCGATGAGTTCATTGAGTCCAAGGCCAATAAGTTCCATGATATCCTGAAAAAGGAGATGGATAACCTTATCGAGGAGGAGAAGAAAAAATCCGAGAAAAGGAAACAGGAGTTGATTGAGCAGATGAAGATCTATAAGAAAGGTCTTAAGACATCTATAAGCTCAGGATTCCAGTTGACTGAAACGATGATAGGTAAGGCTGTCGATTTCGTTACCAAGCCGATAGACAATCAAGGTCATACGGCTATAGATAAAGCTTATTCGGAGGCTATCAAGAATCCGGACATGGCCGCTGATCTGGCTTTGTTCTTGATGAATAAGGACGAGTTCCTTAAACAGAAGACTAACAAGGCTAAGATGGAGGTCAATAAGAAGACCATCACTCTTCTTTCCGGCAATAAGGGAGGAAAGCAAAATAAGAATAATATCGATAATGATACTATAGAGGCTAACTTCCTTGATCTAAGTGGATCAAAGAGTGTATAACATTAAAAGATAGATAATTATGAACCCTTTTTTGACAAAAAGTTTTCCGGCTACCGTGAATGGCGATAACGTTATTGCCTTCACCGATGCCAAGAACTATAAGACTTCGCTCGTGGAGCATAACTTAGGCTCATTGGCGAGCTGGTATTATGAGGATCCGGACAAGAATCATTTGGGTCTGTTGAATCTGTTCTCTAATATCGCTAATTACCCCGTTCCGATGTATATGGGTATGATTAATAACGGCGCTACGATCTCCGTTAACGGTATTGGAGCTTCTTTCCGTTATGATCTTCCCGTTACAAAGACATTCGCTGTAGTTACGGCGGAGGATACTTCGACTCATCATCTGAAACCGGGTATTGATGGAAGTTTGTTTGATATCGTTTTGAATACATCTGAGTTTACGGCTTATGATGTCATCACCTATGACGCCGCTAACGGCTGTAATATCCTTATCTCGGGTGAGATACCGTCTAAGACAGAAGGCGATTTGACACGTTATTGGGGTCGTGTTATCGGCGGAAAGGCTAAATACTTCCCTAAAGAGAAATTACGTCCGGGTATCCGTTACTGGAAGATCGGTCATGCTCTTGGTGAGTATAGTACCCAGTTCTCTAAGGTATCTGGAGCTGACAAGGCCGGTTCTATGACTTGTGAATTCCGTTTAGGAAACCACCGTGGCGTTGAGGGTGAGACCACTATGTATGCTGGTATGAAGTCCATGCAGGCCGCCCAGAATAGCACTTCAGAGTTCGTGGAGACCGCCCTTCGTCGTATGAATGCCATGAGAAGCGAGTATGAGGGTAATATTCCTGATTTGGCTATTATCGGCAAGGCTGTTAATGGTAGACTTGATTTACGTGCGGCTAAGGTAGCGTCCACGCTGGAGGTATTCTGTATGGCTGAGTTGGTTAAGCTGGAAGCTAGACAGTTGATGTGGCAAGAAGGTGGTATTATCATGGATCAAAATGGCCCTATCCATTTAAATGAGGGTATCTACCGTCAGCTTCGCCGTGGTTATACTATCTACTATAGTCGTCCGATGGGTATTACTAAGGATACTCTTATGGCTGCTGCAGCTTATATTTTCCGTGGTCGTCAAGATCTTCCTATTACGGAGCGTAAGATTAAGTTCAAGGTAGGAGCTATGGCTATGGTCAACTTAGAGAAGTTGATTAGAGAGGCTTTCTTTACTACGTTGAGTAATTTGAGCTGGGGTATGGGTAGTGACCGTATGTTGCCTTCTAATCCTATATCCGGTACTAATGATGCTATGATCTTAGGTCCGGTACAGGTTAAGGGCGCTTTTCTTCCCGGCATCGGAAATGTAGAGTTCGAACACGATCCTTCTTTAGATTACGCTGACATGACAGATCGTAGCGAGTTAGTGAATGGCATGTATCCTAGATCCTCTTATTCTTGTATTATCGAGAATATCACTGACGCTGGATCGACTAACGCATATTCCGCTATTCCTAATACGGCTAACGCCAAGTTGGGTAATATGAATAACAACGTATTCTATATCAAGCCAGAAGGCGTAAGCATGTGGTGGGGTTATGAGTATGGTCGTTGGGCGCACAAAGCTAACGGTAATGAGATCGTATCATCCTTGCCGGGCATGAAAGAGCAATTCTGGTGCCACTCAGCTTCAGCGGCTTGGGTTATGGATAACAGCAAGTTCTTGATTATCGAGCTTCAACCGAACTACTTCGGCTAAGTTTTTTTTCATATGTAATTTGGTTTTTAGAGGGGAGGATATTCCTCTCCTCTTTTTTTAGGAAAGTAACGCAAAAATAAGGAAATGAAAGAGATTTTAAAATCAAAGAAGGTATTGGTCGAGGTAAATGGATTCAATATCATGTCAGATACCTTGTATGAGGTAGTAGGTAAACACGACGAAAGCGCTCCGCAGGCCTTCCAAGATGCCAATATAGCCAAGGCTCCGTTCCCGGAGAATGCTACTCACGTATGTTGCCCGTGGGATGATTTCTCAGAAGTTTACAATACCGGTTTTTATCCAAGATCAAGATGTTATAACGGCATGGATAAGGATGAGGTTGATAAGTTGGTTGATCAGCGTGTCAATAATATAATGAAGCCTTTTGAGAATATTTCCCAGAAGAATCTTTCCCAGACCAATTTCGAGTTTTGGGATGATGCCAAAGACAAGATCTATATGGGTAAGGTTTATAACACGGCTAATACCGTTGAGTTATTTTATTTATATCTGGCTGTATTTTCTGGCATGTTGACTCCTCAGGAAATGGATGGTGATCCTATTTTCATGAACTCCATGTTCTGTTTCATTGAGAAAGACAACGCCAAGGATTTCGTTCAGCAGCGTGAGATCAATAAGATGAATATCAGCTATAAGTTCATCGACGCCCTTAAGAAAGGTGGCAAGGAACGTCAGGCTGTCATCGACCTTCTTCTGTACATCGGTATCGTGACCCGTCCTGATTTTACGGAGGATGATTATTACACCGGATCACTATCAAACTGGATGAACGAGAAGAAGACCAACATCGATTATCTACTTGATATTTGGGATCGTTCATTGGAGGGTGATTTCAAGGAAGTTCTTGAGTTCTATCGTATCGTAAATGTCCTTCAACGTAACGGTCGTATCAACATGACTCCATCTGGCTTGCAATATAATGGTCAGATCATAGGTCCTGACACCCGTACGTCCGCCGAGTTCTTGGCTACCAAGAAAGATCTTATCAGTGTAAAGGCTAATGTCTTGGATGAGTACGAGGAACTTATGTCTATTTCTAATATAGACGATAAGACCAGGACCAAGAAGGTTAAGGATATCAAGAAGAAGGAAGACGTAGGTGAAGGTGATAAGGTTAATACGGAGGAATGACGATGACGATCCAAGAAGCGTATCTAAGGTCTTTGCAGAAGAATGAGCAGAATCTCGCCAATGGTGGGATTAAGCTTGATCCCGGGAGGTTCGTGCTTTTGTTCAACGAGGCTCAGGATAGGTTGATAAGATACTATCTTAATAGGAAGGATGATGAGACCATCCGATCTATACAAACTCTTCTGGTATACTGGGAATCGCTTAATAAGATCAATCATATTGATGACCCCGAATCGACATCATTCGGTCTTCCTGATGATTATTTATGGTTCTCAAATATAAAAGGAGCGTTTTCTTATAACGGATGTGAGGTTGGAGATTTTGTCATGTGGGAGGCTAAGAACGAGAATGTCCATGAGCTTCTTGGGGATGATAACAATAGGCCTTCTTTTGACTATCGGGAAACGTTCTACACCATAGGTGACGGGAAGGTCGTGGTGTATGAGGACGGCTTCCGCACAGACGAGGTCAGGATGACCTACTACCGGAATCCGGTACGGGTGGATCTGGCCGGGTACATCAACGCCGCCGGAGAGCGGTCCACGGACATCGACCCTGAGCTGCCCGATCCTTTGGTGGAGGAGATTCTGGATATGGTCGCCAAGCAATTCAACCTTAACGAGAATGAACTAAGTAGATATAGGATGGATAAGGATAATGTGGCTTCCTTTAAATAAACACCGTTAGTTTGATCATTAAGCCTACTCGGAAACGGGTAGGCTTTTTATTTTACATAAAATGTAAACATTATATTATGTCGTATACTCACGACTTTATTTTATTGCGGTGATGTTGTTTATGATTATGTTTGCGTTAGGTAAATGATTTTTAAATTAAAATATTGATAATATGTTGCACAGACCGCAAGACCGGGTACTTTTCGTATCCCCGCACGCTAAGATGGTGGATGTCGACTCCATCTTCTTGAAGGAAGGACAGATCGGTATTTACGATACTAAAGATACTTCCGAGAACGGTTGCAAGGCCGTAATTGACTTTACCGGTAAGCCTCGTAATGATAAGCGTTATGAGATCCGTATCGGTCGTAATGAACAAGCGGCTTCCCGCTCTATATATGATAAGGATTTTTCCACGCCTTTGTTCTCGTTGAATGAGATCACCGAGATTTACGCTTCTTGGCCGAAGAAAGATCATGCTTATGTCGATGATGTTATCTTAGGATACAACGGTGTGTCTGATGACACGGCTTTCTCCGTATCCAAGGGCGACCGTATCGCTATCCGCTTGATTCTCGCCGGCAGGGCTTTCGAGCTTCTTGGTTATGAGGGAGGTCGTATTGAGATCAATGACGCTATCCTTTTGGATGATTGTGATAATACTCCAAATCAATGCGAGGAGTGCGATCCTTGCGAGGAGGTTGATTTGTTGCCAGCCGTCCTGAAATGTATCGAGAGGATGAAGAACCAGCCTATCGCTGGTGGTGGTAAGGTATCTGATTATATTGATATCACTCCGGTTACAAGATGTACTAACGAGGCTACGGAACCTGAGACGGAGGACGTGAACTTCTATTGTATGGAGGTTTGCGATACTGGTGATGACCTTGCCTTGGCTGAGGTTCGTGCCCAGTACCCGGGATTGAAGATCGTTCGTGAGAGCATCAACGGCAGCATGTCACGTTATAAGGTGATGAAGAAAGGGACTAAGCCTAATGACTATACTCAACGTCTGATCTCTATCATGAAAGGATGCGAGGAATGCCCGCCTAGCTATACCGAGGTTAAGGGCGGATACCTGTATTCCATTTCATTGGAGGATGACGGCGTTGATATGTCTACTACGGTAGAGTCTTTACCTAATGTGGTAGCTGATACGGTTGATAAGATGAGCCAGATCAAGGGATCAGGTTTGTATATTGCCGCTACTTCCAAGAAATTGACGGATGAGGAGATCTCTACTTTCGTGGAGGCTAATCCTACGGCTATCATTTACTATGTGGCTAAGACATCCGATATGTGCGAGAATCCTACGGTTCGTACCGCTTCATGGTCAGCTTGTGGTTCTTGCAAGGTATCCACCGAGAAGTATTATATCACGATCCCGGATGATGAGTGCGGAAACAGTGCTTTGGAGGAAATCAAACAGGCTTTCCCGGAACTGGAGATCACTGACTACGGTACTCCCGCGGCTTGCCAGCATAGCTTCCAGACAACGGTATATACTAACATGTTGTGTGATGAGTGCGACAAGGTGTTCGAGGGATTCTTCACCAGCAAGGCTCCGGCGTCCTACCGCAACCGTATGTGGAAGAAACTGGAATCGGCTCAGGAACTTGGCACTAACTGCAAGTGCGGTATCCGTTTCCGTGGCAAGGAAATGTTATTATCTCCGTCAGAGTGCTTGATGGATAAAATGACTTATGTAGAGGATAGCGTTGAGATCGTTGGCGCTAGCGGTGGTTATCCTGATTCTCTTGATGAGGGATCCCCCATTTGGTGGGATCAGCTTCACTTCGAGAGATTGTCCAGCAAAGCCCCGCGTACTCATGTTGGCGGCAATATGATGGATGATGAGTTGAAGGGTTACGCTCATTTCAACGGCTTCCCGAAACATCAGGATTTCATGGGACGGACATTCATGAACGAATACAGCCGTGTTGAACAAACAGCCCAATACGTGGACTTCCAGATCACGATTAATCCTCATAGATACGCTCAAGGATTCGGAAAGGTTATCGCCGATGATCCGGTTAACTTGATCTTACGTGTACGCTATGGCGCTCATGAGGGTGTTCAGGAGATGATCAATATGATCGGAGCTGCCGCTGGTCTTGGCCCGGCCATCGTAACCGAACCTAAATAAGAACGACCTTTTTTGCGTTCATATATTTCCTAAAGGGGAGAGATTCATTTCTCTTCCCTTTTTTGTTATCTTTGAGGCAGTAGAATTAAAATATGATATTATGTCGGCTATTAATGAGTATTTAAAGAGACTGGCTTCCATCTTCGGTAGCATGGGTTTCTCCGTTCCGCCAGATGACTTCTCAGGTGTTGTCATAGACGGAAAGACGTATCCGGTCATGATGAGGAATGACGGGTGTTACGTGTACTTCGATGATAAAGGAGTAAAGAGACTTGTAAGCGAGGTCCCTAAAAAGGACTATCAGTTCATTAACATCAAGGACGCCCGTGTGTCGATCGTCAACCAATGTTATCGTACTCCGGGAGGTCAGGTGGAAGCTCGTATCCATACCTATATGAATAATAAGGGGGAGATACTGGCCGAGAAGATATTTATCATCAACTCATCGGATATCGATACTCCCATTGGCACGAAATTGGATAAGATCCCTGCCGAGTGGGTGGCTATAGATTGTAGTATAGCGGAGATGACCGATCGGGAGTTGATATTCGTAAGTAAATGTTATGCCACGGAAGGAGGCAAGGTCCAGATAGAGGGCGTAGAGTCGGTTGATCCCCGCCTGAACCCGGAGGTGTCTCATTATGAGGTGGTGAATACTACTGACGATAGTAACCCTATTGGAACGAAGTATAACGCCATACCTGATACGTGGAGGCGTATAGTATGTGATTTTCCGGACATGACCCAAAGGGAGATAATACCGGTGCTTAAATGCTTTGATACCGGGACCGGAAGGGTACAGATAGAGGGGTATAAGATATTTGATTACGAGATGGGTACCAGAAAGGAATGGTATCGCGTCAAGCAAAGTACCGATCCTGAGAATCCGGTAGGTGAGTTTATCACCAGCATAAGCGATGACTGGGTTGAGGTCGTTTGTGACTTCACGGATATGGAGGATCGTGATATTGAGGTAACTATAGAATGTTATAAGACACCGGCCGGTAAGGTGAAGCTGGAGGTTCTTACGTCATGGGACGGGAATATAGGAGTTAGGGATAAGAGTTATAAAGTCCTGGAGACTACCGATCCGTCACAACCTGAGGGCGCCAGCTTCAGTTCCTTGCCAGACACTTGGATAAGGGTAGTCTGTGATTTTGACGATATGGAGGAGAGAGATATCAAATCCTATATAGAGTGTTATGACAGCGGTAGCGGAAACGTTAAACTTCGAAGGATGGCGTCGTATGACTCCAAGATAAAGGCCAGATACACACGTTTCGAGGTAGTGGACTCCGATAACGCAGACTTTGTCCCAGGAGCCGCCCTAGCTACCCTCCCAGACGGATTTTCTTTGGCTCCTTGTGATTTCGTTGACTTTGAGGATAGAATGCTTCAGTCAAGGAAAGAATGCTATAATACAGATAAAGGTCGTGTACAGGTATCAAGAATAACGTCTTATGATGGAGATATAGATATAAGGGGCGCTGTTTATGTCGTTACACGATCTGAGAACCCCGATATTCTCGTGGATAGGATATATAATGCCATACCTGGAGGATGGGATCGCATGGTGTGCGAGATGGAGGATATGGAGGATCGTGATATCGAGTCTTTCGTGGAATGTTATGATAGCGGTGAGGGTAATGTCAAGGTAAGGAGAGTCGTGTCTTATGATGCCAAGGCAAACGAGCGCCACGTCCGCTACGAGGTACTGGATTCGGATAACGGCGGTTTCACCCCGGGACAGCGGATATCCACCCTGCCTACCGGATGGTCTTTGGTGTCTTGTGATTTCACGGATATGGAAGACAGAATGCCTATTGATATCGAGGAATGTTATAGGACATCAAACGGGAGCATACGTATGAGACATGTGGTGTCTTATGATGGTGATCTTGGGAAAAGAAACCAGTTCTGGGAGATTGTGGACTCGTCTGATAACAGATATGGTCTAGGGGATAGGATGAATAGCATCCCATCGGTTTTTATCCGTGAAAGGTGTGCCATAGAAAGGTTGGATGATCGTATTACCAGAAGTTCGATAGAATGTTACTCGACTCCAGGAGGATCGGTAAGAATTAAATCCACTTACGTTATCAACCCTTTAAATCATGTTAGGTCGTATAATCATCATGTATTGAGTTCTACGGATAATGATATCAAGATTGGTACTCAATATATCTCTTTGCCATCTAATTTTACTCGTATCGAATGCGAGGAGCCGGATTACATGGATCGGCTTATAGATACTACCGAGACCTGTTATGATACCGGCAATGGTACGGTAAAGATCCGGAGGCAAGAGTCTCTTAACGGTAATCTTGATCTCAAGACATTTGATTATAAGATCGTAGAGTCTACTGATCCAGCATATAGATTAAATACTACACCTACGCAATCTGTTATAGACGGATGGACCGTTATTAGCTGTGATCTCAATATCATGGATGTAGATGATTGTTATGAGATCGGGGGGCATAAGATCCATCTAAAGGGCTTTAGGACGGTCAATCCTGCATTGCAGGATATCAAATCCAAGCTTTATGTGGTATATTCAGATCATCCGGATTACGGTGTTGGAGATGAGTTGTCTTCTATTCCTGATGGGGCTAAGGTCACGATATGCGATTACGCTGATAAAAGCCAAAGACATATGGTTCCGGTGCGAGAGTGCTATGAGGTAGCCGATGGCCGGTTCTATGTGGAGGGAAGTCGGTTGGTGGATAACGATATGGTCGTTGAGCGGACGTCGTTAACGGTGATGGAGTCATCCTCTCCTACCTACCCGGTAGGTACGACACTGACCTCCATCCCCGATGGCGCTACTATCGTGGCTTGTTTATGTCAAACCTGTTAATCTGAATGGCTATGGTTAAAGTATGTAATGATTATTTTATGATTGACGCCTTAGCTGGAGGTCAGGTCATAAGAAAAAGGAAATATCGTCGTGAGAATACGATGATAGGATATAAGTGGTATGATTATAATGGGGTCGAGGTTTCCGACCCCACAGAAATATCTCGTCTTGATGGACTGGCTACTAAGCATCAGCGTGTGGATGAGGCTTATGATGACCATGCTATTTTCATGTCTTCAACCAACTACGTTAACAGCGTTTCCGGTATACCTATGGACAAGCATATGGTTGTCGTTGAATGGAGACCGGATAGCGAGCAAGGTTTTGTCACCATGGCTCATGACGAGGGTCTTGACGGGGATAGCTATTATATAGTTATTATCAACACCGGAGATAAGCAGGCTACGATCTACACCCCCGTAGATCCTGAGGATCCAAAGGATGGGACTTCCCGTGCGGTTGATGGCGATAACGTCTCCGTTGGTGGATCATATGTCTCTATATCCCCCAAGCAAGTAGAGAGGATAAGGGTTACTTTCCGTGACGGTAAATGGTATTATGAGTTAGTCACAAAGACATATCCTAGTAATACTGGAGGTGTTAAGATTGGAGATGTCGATTTTGTGACTTTTAGGTATTTATGGGAATCAAGCTCTGGAAGGGATTTGGATACTATGACGGAAGCCCTTAATTCTAATGTTCCCACCATAGATAATCTTGCTGTAGGTTGGTCTGGTCCCGGAAATGGAGATAGCTCTGTTAGGGAAGTCCTTAAATGGGGTGGTGATAATACAGGATCCGGTAAGGAATGTGTTTGGATGTCGGTGAAGGATTTAAGGGCTAAGCATTATGATGTCCTACCTGAAGAGACGTATTTTATGGCCTACGCTACATGGTTTGGATCTAAAGGCACGGGTAAATGCTCTTTTGAGCTTGTCGGATACAAGGGAGGTACGATGAGCCAAGATGGATATAATTTTATAAATACCGGTGGATCTGTAGTATATCAGAATACATATGATTTTGTATGTAATACCCATAAAGGAGCCGGATCGTATAAGACGTCTTACGAGAAAGTAGCTCGTATTACTTACAATAAGCTAATTAATGAGGTGTATATGTCTACTGGAGAGGCTATAGACCAGGAAGATGATTATGATAAACTAGAGAGGGAGGTTGATAATATAAAGAAAAGGCTTGATGACATCGAGGATGAGCTGGATGTCGTAAGACGTATAGCTGAGGGCAAGAACACGGCGTATATCTTTGATACGGTCGATGCCATGAATGAGTGGCTGGCGGTTCCGGAGAACACGGCTAAGCTCCGTGTTGGCGATAGTTTTTGGATTCGCGAGTCGGATGTCCCCGATTATTGGTGGGATGGGAATCAAGCTCTAGAGCAGGAAGGCCCTAAGGTTGACTTACCTCCTTATTATACGAAAGACGAGATTAACGATATTGTTGATGATATTAATCAGAAGATAGAGGATAAGAGTACGTCGATTATCTTCGATACCTATATCCAAATGAAATCTTTCGTAGACGATCCTACTAACGCCGATAAGCTTAAGGAAGGTACCATCTTGTTGATACGAGATAAAAACGTACCTGATTATTATTACGATGGCGCTGGGATAGTCAAGATGGAGGCTGACGTAGAGCAATGTCTTTATATTACTTTGGCTAATAAGCCTACGGAAAGCACTATAAGTTATACCCAAGATCGGGAGGTAACTAATTTCGCTCCGGGAGCTATAGCTAGGTGGATTGACGCTGACGGGAATAATGTGTTTTATAAGCTTGTTGAGATAGTAGGTGGTAAGGCTAAGTGGATTACTCTTATCGATACTAAATACGGTAATGTGACGCTACAGAGCACTTACGACAAGAATTATGAGATCGTAAATATCGTATCTGGGTCTAGGTTACAGGCTATAAATAGCGAGAAGAATGATATCAAGTTCGTTAATAGCGCTACGGGTAACGTGACTGTCGTGTTGAATGGTACTGTATCAGGGGGAGCCAAGAAGCTGGTGAGTATGCTGGCGGTGAACGAGGTAGTCTTGACCCCCGGAGCGGCGGTGTCGTTTACCCGGAACGGCGATGAGTTCGTGCTCACGGAGTTGTTTGGCGTTACTATCTTCCCGGATCTGGCGGATGCCAACCGTGAGGGAGAATGGGTGATGAGCGTAGGCGTAACCGGTAAACCGATCCTTATGGAGGTAAAGGAGATGCGTAAGTGGGATGAGAGCATAACCAAGGAGCTTACAATAGATGAGCTTAACGAGAAGTTCCCTAACGTGGCTATCGGGTTCGCTGTCGTATGCAAGACCATCAACAAGGTATATGAGATGGTTAACGGGTATAAGGAATGGGTGTCTTATGATATAACTTCAATAAATTAATGGTATGGCTTTTTTAGTGGGATATGATACGGTCTTGTCCTCGGTGACGTTTATAGTGAATGAGGACAGGTTCCCTTGTTATGATGGGAAGGATGCTGATTATGTGCCTGATCCGATAGTAGATCTTAATGCTTTTAATCGTAATCTCAGGTTCTCGGCAAACAATCAAGGATTCGTGGACGTCGATTGGGGTGATGGGACAAAGGATCAATACCCTTTGGTCAAGATATCTGACGGTAGTTATAGGATAGTATTCAGGTCTTTAGATATTGAGTACAAAAAGAATCCTGACGATACTGCATGGTGGTTCAGGAAGGAGGATGGGTCTCAGTATATACCGGTTCCTCCACATAAGTATAGCGATATCAGGCGTAGGGAGGTTACGATGAGGTTCTCTAACGCAATCGATGGGGAGTTCAATATGGAGGGTATTGTCCTCCATGAGTTTCCTGTAGTTAATCTACCTAATATAACTTATTTGGCTATGGTCAGGTCCGTTTTAAAAAATGGAGATATCCCATATGACAGGATAAGCAAGAGCGTTAATCTTCGTAATATACAGATGGGGTCTTTTTCTCACCCTGGTGTTTGGGATAATTGGCCGGAGGGGTTTTTAAAAATGAAAAGATTGAAGTATTTTGGGTGTAATCTCGTTTTTAATTTCGCTGATAATCCTGATTCTAATTGGAGAAGATTCTCTGAATGGAAGAATCTTACTGAATTTAACTTCAACTGGTGTAACATCCCTTCTTATGATCCGGCTTTTAATTCTATTCCAGCAAAAGATATAAGCATTATAAGCAATTGGAGTAATATACCTGTATTTGATGAGGTGGATAAGGTTGGAGATGATAAGACAGGCGTTTATTTTATGGGTAGTGGTAGCTCATGGAAACAAGATCTGGTAGGAGGTAAGTTGAATAAGATTCAGAGCACGTATTGTAATTCAGGCACGGTACCGGTAGACGATCTCCCAGACTGGTTATATGAGGTAAGGGAATTTAGGATATGGACTTTGCGTGATAGTGGTAAATTTATAGATACGCAGGAGAGGGCTGATACATTCGTAAATACATTTTATGATAAGATAATGTCGTGGAGTTATATAACGATGTCACAGACGGCTTCTGACGGTAACAGGAATCAGTTTTATAAACTCACCTTAGATTTATATACTTCTGCATATCCTACCAACAAGAGACCATCTGGCGTTTATCAAGCCCCTGAGGGGTTTGATAAGGGTGTTAGCAACGGTAATCCTACGACGCCTATGGAGAAGGTGTATGTGCTTACCAATAACTACGGGCAGACATGGGTCTTGGCCCCTGCCCCGGCTTCTAAGGCCGCCCTTACGAGGGCAAGGCGGGCTGGGAAGGCTAGGATCACCCCTTTCGTCCTTGGCGTAAAGGACGGCCATGTATCCGTGTTCGGCGGAGATGTATTGGATGATAATATGAGTAAGTATAATTTCGCCGACAAATACGAGGCTATAGATATCTGTAACGATCTGGGATTGGACAGTTCACCGGTTGTCGAGTATTTCAGGAGAATAGAGGAGGGAGAGGTATGAGGCTGATATGTAAGGATACGAATAAAGGGTCTATAACCTTTTTTACTAAGGGTAAATATGCTTTTAGGGGCGTTAGCAGGAATGATACTACTGATGATGTTCCTGATCCTATATTGGATAGTAATAATTATAATGAGACTATAGGATTTTATTCTAATGCTCCCGGCATGTGCGAGGTTGATTGGGGAGATGGGAGTAAAGAGCAATTCCCTTTTGTAAGGGCTAGTAGTGGATCTATATATGGTCAATACAGGTTGATGTTCAGGAGAAGGGATATAAGTTATCGTAAGAATCCAGACAGTCATCCATGGTGGTTTTACAAAGAGGATGGGAGTGAGTATGTTCCCGTCCCCAATCATGCTTATGATGATGGCATGGATAAGGAGCGTGTGGTATCCATGTCTTTTACCAATGATGTTACGATGATGGAATCCTATAGGATTATGATGGTAGGTTTTCCTATACTTGATATGCCTAGCCTTATCAATATAATTATAGGTATTCCTGGGGATCGTACCATAACAGATATACCAAAGGATAGGATAATGAGATCGGTAAATATAGAGCGTATAACATTAAATGAGTTTGGTGTGGATACGTTGACGTCCATCCCGGAGGATTGGAATAGACTAACTAAATTGAAAGGTCTGAATTTGATCATGTCTATTGACTTTAGTGATACCGAAGCTTCCAATATAAGGAAATTCCCTTCCATGTGGCCTAATTTGGAGATATTGTATTTAGCTGGTGGAAAGGTAAGGTTATATCCTAAGGAATGGTTATCATTCAATAATTTAAAAGAATTGATTTTAAGTCCTGGTCGTGCCACATCATCGTTTGATCCTAACACATGCCCGGCTATGGATGAGGTGGATAAGATAAATTCTAGTTTAAAGATTTTCGATCATATAAATAGATGGTTTGGACCTGTCGTGAGTTGGCATCCGTATATGAGCGGTAAGGGATTGGGAAACATTGAGCGTGTCGACGCTTCACATAGTCATAATAATATAGATGTAAGTAATCTCCCGGATTATATATATGAGATGAGGTCTATGAATGGCTTTTATATGTATCGCAGCTTGTTGACCCAAGTTCGATGTGATACGTTTATATCGACATTATATGAGAAGGTGATGGGGTTTGATTATCTCACTATGTCTTCCTCTGCTTCCGATGGCAAAAGAAATCAGTTTTATGGATTGTATCTAAGTACATATTCAGTTTCCGATCCTGGTGATAAAAGACCTAGTGGCGTATTACGGGCTCCCTCTGGTTTTATAAAGGGTCAGTCTAATGGCTCTCCGTCGACTCCTATGGAGATGGTTTATGTGCTTATGCATAATTATGGATGGAGGTTTAATATGGCGCCAGAGGCTTCGGTGTTAAGGTCAATACGATCTTCTGATATTGACACGAGGTCGTATAAGCCATATAAGCTTATCGTATTTGACGATGGGCGTACCTTTGTAGGCGATGGAGATGTTTTAGCTCATGATACGGATAAGGTATTATCGTTTGGGGGTCAACCAGAAGGGGAGTATTTGTGTGATTCTATGGGATTGGACAGGAATGTTATTGTAGAATATTTTAACAAGATAGGTAATGGCTAAGACATTATATAAATACGAGGCATCATCCAACAAGTTCGTGTGGTTCACCACATGGGATAGGGCACTTAGAAATTATTATACCGATGATTATAATTATGTACCAGATCCTGTCGTTGGTAATCCTTATAATACGTTTGTCGAGTTTAGATCCAGAAAGCCCGGTATGGCTAATGTGGATTGGGGGGATGGAATAAAGGAGCAGTTTCCTATGACCAAGGCTCAAGGGCGGGATGATTATTGTATTATATTCCGTTCTTTGGCAATACAACATAGGAAAAATCCCAATACTACGTGGTGGTTCAGGAAGGAGGATGGATCGCAATACGTACCTATAGATAATCATGCTTACGCTGATGGGAGGAGGGACGTACAACGGGCTGTGTCGATAGATTTTACTTGTGATATTTATTATGCCAATATCCAAGTTTGCAAGATGACATCTTTCCCGATTGTGGATATGCCAGGACTTGAGTTTTTGGCCGTATCCCATACGATGTATGTTAATGACGGTATACCTGTAGACAAGTTGTCAAGATCCAAAAAGTTAATTTATATCGATCTTCAAAATATAGGGCAAAGAATGACCGTAATTCCTGAGGCTATAACCAGTAAGACAGAGGTATATTATTTAAATATGTTTAATATGCTTGATCTTAGGGATATAGAATCTAGCGGGATAAGGAATATAAAAAATATGAAAAATATTCAAACCCTTGAATTGTCTTCATGTTATTTGGATAGGTATATAAAGGAGTTTAATGATCTTCCTAAATTAACTTCGTTGAAAATACATCCTGGCCCTTCTGATATGTGGAATTATTTTGATATAAATACCCTTCCTTTTTTCGAGGTAGATAAGATAAATCCTAATATTACTGATTTTTGTTTTTTAGATGACTGGGTAAGTGGAGAAAGGAGGACGGGTTGGAATGATGATAATACGTCTGGAAGGGGATTGGAACATCTTACTAGTTTCGTTGCAACTCATAGCAATGGTCTTAGAATGGATAAGCTTCCGGATTATATTTATGAGATGAGGGCTATTACACGGTTTAACGTGAATGCATCCACTCATAGCCAAAAAAGATCAGATGATTTCGTGAACTCTTTCTACGACCTTGTTGTAGGATGGGATCAGATTACTATGACATCCGTGGCTAAGGATGGGAAGAGGAACCAGTTCTATAGTCTTTCGGTAAGCATGTATATTGCTGCTTATCCAACCGAAAACCAGCGTCCTTCCGGCACGGAGCAGGCCCCAGAGGGATTCGTGAAAGGCTCGTCCAACGGGTCTCCCGCTACACCTATGGAGAAGATATATGTGCTAAAAAATAACTACGCCCAGAGATGGACGATAAAACCGGCTTAATATGGATAGAAATGATATCATAAAAGAACTTGGATTGTATTTTGATATAGTAGAATTGGTATGTCCTCATACGTACAATAAGTGGAAGGACAGATCGTGGCAGTTTCTTGATACAGCGTTTCTCCATAATCTTCTTATATTACGGAGGGATATAATCAAACAGCCTATGTATTGTAATAATTGGGACAAGCAGGGGCAGTTTTCCCAACGTGGTCTTAGATGCAACATCTGCCAGATCGTGAAGGATAAGAAAGATGTTTATCTATCCGCTCATGTGTTGGGTAGGGCTGGGGATTTCGATGTCAAGTCAATGACGGCGGAACAGGCTAGAGGCTTGATCTTGGATCATCAAGATATGTTCCCATATCCTTTCCGGCTTGAAGGGAAGGTGGGTTGGTTGCATTTTGATAGCCTTGATACTAGGAACGGTATACATGCTGTGGTGTTTTAGGTGCTTAATGGTATAGTAGTTAACTTTGCGAGTAGGGTACAAAATGAAAGACAAAGACATGATAGAGCGAGTAGGGGCTTTGTGGAATATTGCGCTTGCGTATGGCGCCTCTTGTTGGGCTTACTTCCAGCCAGTGCATCATTTATTGATTGTACTACTTATAGTATTAATAGCTAATTTTTTGGCTAGGTTAGCGCAAAGCATAAGGGGCTGGAAGCTCCGTAGAAGCCGTAGGAGGAGGTTTAGTTTCAAGAGATGGTTTAGGGAGGTCAGGTTTACTGATATCCTTAAGGAGTTCGCTTTGTCCTGTTTTATAGTAATGACATTATGTGTTATATATAAGACGTTATACCCGATCGAGGAGGAGGCTAGCATGATACTTACCGTTACCAAATATGGGGTGTATATAGCCCTTGTTGGATATGTGATGCTTTTCTTGAATACGATAGGGGATGCTTTCTCTGACGCTTATTTGGTGAAGGTATTCAAAGCTGTGTTCAAGAGAATAAACGTGTTCAAGATGTTTAGCTTCTCCAAGAACATACCCGATGAGACGTTTGACGATATAAGGAGAATTGCCGATGATGAGGTTAAGGATAAGTCTTAGGGCGATTGTTTGTTTAGGTCTGTCGCTATTCCTGTCCTCTTGTGGAAGCAGGAGGCAGGTTAGCGACACGTCTATAGATAATCGTTTGATAAGCAGGATAGAGACGATGATAGATGAGGTCATGGACCGGAAGATCGTAGAGATCAGGACATCTGATCTTAATGCTGATATTGTCATAACTGAGAGGAAATTCGATACTACGAAGGAGGTGGATCCATCCACTGGGGAGCGACCCGTGTCCTCCCGGACGGACGCTCATATCGTCATCGGCCGGCGGGATAGCACGGTGACGACCGATTCCCTTGGCGTTGATAAGACGATCACCGGTATTGAGGATATTGATAAGAAGACAGACATCAAGCATAAGGATATAGACGATAAGGAGGAATCAAGGTGGCCGATGGCTATTATCTTTATGTCGATCTTAGGTATATTGGTTGTATTATTCGTGTTGTTGAAAAGATTCGGATTGATAAAATAATAGGTGTACAAGAAACCCCATACACCTATTGGTTATCACCCCAGAAAAGAATTGCAAATATGAGGTCAGTCCCGGATTCGAACCGAGGTATATGGTTTTGCAGACCACCGACTAAACCACTCATCCAACCGACCATGGCGCAAATGTATACATTCTTTTTGATAATATATTCATGTGGTACTATTTTTTGAATCTATTTTTTAAGATTCGTCTTTATAGTTATCTTTGTGAAAAAGAAATACGAATGAATCAGATCAATATCATACCGAAGATAATTCATGATAAGTTCGCCGCTAGGATTATCATGGATGATTACGATATAGAGAAACCTATCGTTATTACTGTCGTGGCTAGACGTAACGATGGTGAGTATAATACCCAGATATTGACATACCCGACATCGGGCGTTGATTATGAGGGTAATGTAAGGATAGTGTTTTTCGATGTCGCTAGGTCTCATGTTTGCCAGATAACATCGGTATTTATCAACGGGCATGAGGTCAAGACATATTATACCGATATCCCGGATCTTGATATGCAAGCCCGTTATGACGATAGCTTGTGCCGGTACGATAAGAAGGTTAATATGAATGATATTAGGCTGTCGTTTCAGGTGCTAGAGACACGTGATCCCAAGGTGTTGCAGGTATTGGATGAGTCCGAGTGGGGGCTGCTGGAGGATAGGAAGGCGATTATCGAGATCACTACGCCGGGCATGTCCGACCCTGTTACGTTGTTTCTTGGCAAGAATCAGGTCAATACCTTTACCAGTTTAACACTAGGTCTCAATTGCTTTAATTACGATGATTGTAATGTCAAATACCTTGACCTCCCAGACGGTATATATGATATCAAGATCATAGGTAGCCCCTCCACTTACAATTTCAGTCGCAAGTATCTTAAGACGGATCTTATACGCAGACGTCTCGACCGGCTATTGATTAAGACTGATGTCTTGTGCGAGGATATGGATAAGGATCTTATAGGCAAGATACAGGAGATGGAGACACTTATGGCCGTAGCCGAGGCGAATGTCAGGTTGGATAACATAAGGGCCGCCCATGAGATTATTGATCGTGTCGGAGAGCTTCTTGAGATGGCTACCAATTGCGTGGATTGTTAAACATAAAAATATTTAGTCGTGGGTTGTAATACTTGTAAGGAAAAGGCGTTAAGGGCCGAGAGAGAAAGGATTGAGAGAAGTATGATGAATCATTCTTCTTCTACCGCTGTTAGCGATATGGAGTACGCTTCTAGAAGCACCGCTGGTTGTATGGTTATGCAAGATCCGTTGCAGACCATGGAACGTGACGTGGTTAGTATATATAAGCAAGTTCGTACCAAGGGTGATGGCGTGGGTGTATCTTATCTTAATATGCAGAAAAAGATCCGTGAATGGATCAAGAACCTGCCGTATGGATGCCCGCCTGACGAGGAGGTACAGGAAATGAGAAAGGAGATTCTGGATGGGCGCGCAGAGCATATCAAACCTTGATAGGATAGATCTATGTAAGGTCGTAGACGAATGGCTGTCCTGCCAATGGGGTAGATATATGAGATACCATAGGTATAGGATCGGGAATAAGCCCGATATATCCTATTGGGGTAAGATAATTCGTCTGCAAAGGTCATTATGTGATAATGATTGCGGGTTATGCCCGGATGAGGTAAGATCGTTAAAGGAACGTGTTAATAAGTTACTGGCATGAAAAAATACAGTTGTTTACGTATAACTCCGTCCACTTGCGTACCTTATGAGGGTGATCTACCAGAGTGGTCAAAGCATAAGGACTCTGATGAGTGCGTTATGATCTCTGACGTGATAGAGGAGATATACGATGAGCTTACCCGTATTAGGGAGGCTATAGACGTCCGGGATCTTGGTGAGTCTTGTGTGAAGGTAAATGGAGATAAGACTGTCGCTAAGGTGCTTTATGCTTTGGAGGATAAGATTTGTAATAGGTAACGAACCAATGGAGAAAAGTCGACATTGGTGATAATCAGATGTATAGATATTGATTTATGATGTATTACTAGATGTTAAGCTACTGTAAATCAAGTATACAATTTGTAAGGAGTCTTCTAAATAAGTAGGTTAGATAGATACTCTTGTAAGTTGTAAAATATCTTTATGTGTTAGATATAAAAAATAGCCAATTGATTTGTCATAGACGATTCGATTGGCTATTTTTGTATGTCCATCATATCTCACGATGTAATGGACATAGGTTAATTTATTATGAGTGCAAATATAATTATTTCCAATGATTCTATGAATAATAGTAGTAGGATTTTGGCGTTTAAATCCAACGAAAACGGATTATCTACAATATTTAGCTACAATGGTAATGATATAACTTTCAAAACAGAGAACGGTATCACTTATGTGAATGCTACCGAAATGGCGAAGCCGTTTAAAAAGAGACCAAATGATTATTTATCGTTATCTTCTGTAAATGAGTTAATTAATGCCATTACCAGAAAATATGGTAATGCTGATTTTCAGCCTGTTACGATTATCAGGGGTACGGTTAGTCCTGGCACATGGATGTGTGAGGATTTGGCTTTGGATTTCGCTCAGTGGCTTAGTGTTGATTTTAGGTTATGGTGTTTGGATAGAATTAAAGAGCTTCTCACTACAGGCAAATGCGTGATTCCTGATTTTAATGATCCTCCCGCCGCTGCTGAGGCTTGGGCTAAGGAATATCGTGGCAGGGTAGCCGCCGAGAAGCTGGCGTTAGAGGAGAGGGCCAAAGCCGAGGAGATGGCTAAGGTTCTTGAGTCGAAGAAAGAGGATATAAAATTTTCAGAGTCGTTTATCATGTCTGGAGAATCAGATTTGCTGGTAAGGGATTTAGCCAAGAAGCTTGAGCAGAATGATATAATTATAAGCGATAAATGTTTACGAGATTTTCTTGTTAAGATAAAGATAATAGTCAAAAGGGTTAAGGTTAATGGAGATTGGGAGATTACGGCTAATGCTGTAAGGAAAGGGTTTGCTCATTATCGTGATAAGAATATATGCACCGAATCTGGTAAGGTTATATATGCTAGGACTATCTATATAACAGGCAAAGGTTATAAACATATATTGTCGTCTATAAATGGTAGCAAGAAAAGTGATTTCATATTGTGTGGAGGTATGTTTAGGGACTATGGGGTGTTCGCCGGATCGGAATCGTTTAATCACTGGGATAATTAATTCCATTTTTGCCCAAAACTTGATAATCAGGTAACTGCGTATTTGCATCTACGGTTATGTGTCTCATATCGGTAAAATATTTATCTTTGTGACAAAGTGAATCACAATGGTATACGGTAATAAAGAAATAGTTCGGACGTTCACCAGAAATAACCCGCCTGCCGGGTACGTGGGCGGCTCTGTTGACTACCGGGTCCCGGCCAACGTCTATTTTGGCGATACGCAGGAGGAGGCTGACAACAAGGCTGAGGATGATATCAAAGCCAACGGTCAGGACTACGCCAATACATATGCCGACATAATACCGGCTGTATGGTATAATGATCAGGTATGCGATGAGTTTATCAAGAATAATTGCGTAAGCGGTAAGGGATCCAAGGAGCAGGTATGTATAGAGGAAGGTAGGTTTGTCTCTTACGTATCCAAGAAAGATGCCAATGATAAGGCCAGGGTGGAGCTTGGACGGATCGGGCAGGGGGAGGCCAACTCCGTCGGGGCTTGCTGCGAGGACTGGGCCTCACAGCTTTTTCGTGGCTTGTTTTACAAGAGCGATTGCGAGGCTGGCACATCAGGCAAGGAAGGTATTGTATATGAATTACCAGCCGGAGCTGTCATATCCGATATCTCCCAGATAGACGCCGATACGCTAGCCTATAGGAAGTTCATGAAAGAAGGTCAGGAGAAGGCTAATGCCGAGGGTAGTTGCTCACCTGTATTCTATAATACTATGATCGGTGATTGGTTCGAGAAGATATGTCCATTCGGATATAAGTCCGGTAAAGTATATTACTCTATCAAAGCCAACAGGTTTAGGTCATGGATATCGGTTGAGGATGCCAACGCCAAAGCCCGTGAGGTTTTGATGGTAGAGGGGCAGGAGTACGCTGATCTTAATCTTGAGTGCGAGAAATGGATTGAGAATATCGATCAAGAAGATCAGTGTTATTGGTGATAATACCTTTTTTTTGTTTTTCCGTAATTTATAGATTAGTGCTTGGAGGGGATCGTGTATCTCCTCCATTTTTTTTGTATATATATCAATGGTATTAAGTTTATATACTGTGATTCACTTGTTTGTATGTTGAATATATTTTATATTTGCATACCTATCTATTCATCTCGAACCGATAGGTATTATGTTTAATTTAAAATATTGTTCAAAGTTATGAAAAGTAGGGTTGAAATCAAGTCTTCCGACAGGAAATTGATGGGCGTTGTCATACCGGCGCTTAGTGATAATGGTTTTGTTAATATCACTTTAGCCATGAAGGTTTTGTCTGATGATAGGCTTAAAAAGGGGCTGTCTCCCAAGAAGCTTAATGATATCATTAAGTATGATGGGTTTCAGGAAAAATGCAGGGAGATAATTAGTAGGCTGGAAAACAGGGATTTATGTAAGCGGATAAATATCAGCCTACAAAATAAGGCTCTAAATCTTAGCGATTTAAATAAAATGGGATTAGCATGTCGAAAAGGTAAGGGGGATGGTCAAATGTGGTATATGAATCCATATCTTTTTCTCGTGGTAGCCATGGAGATGAGCCCTGAGGTTTGCGCTGATGTTGTAATGTGGTTTGTTGATAATGTTGCAGGGACAAGAAATGCCGCTGGTGATGCTTATATAGAGATGTGCAGTAGTGTATCTTCACTTATAAGTGATAAAAGTAATTTAAAGGAGTTGTTATCAAGGATAGCCAAGGGTATAAATTTCGTCGTGTTTGGCGTGCATGAGGAAGGGATAAGGAATAGAGCTTCTTTTGAAGAATTGGATATGATAGTATCAATAGAAAGGAATATATCTTATGCTATTAAGGCTGGATATATAAAAGATTACAATGGTGTTATAAACGATTTGGGAAGGCAATGGAAAGAAAGATGGGGTAATCCTGTTCTTAAATTGAAGTCTTGATTTTATTTCGTTGTTATAATTCGCAGATATAGGGGATACGAATGTCGTATTCCCTATATTGTTTAATGGAGTGTGTTATCTTGTTATTAAATCAAATCTGTATCTTTGTTGAAAACAATAACATTATTAATATGTGTAGTACAAATGGTTGTTGCCATGATCATTCAAGGGAACGTCCCGAAGAGTGTTGTCATGGCGTTAAGATAGATAGGTTTCTTAACAAATGCCCTAACGATCCTTGTGATCCTTGCGATCGGGATTGTCAGGACGAACCTTGTGTTGGTTATGGATGTCCTATAACCTTGTATGATAAATGTGTCTTATACTCAGGCGATGAGTTGGTGGCGGATGGTATAGAGAAAGGTAATGACATTTCTGTCGTTATAGACTCATTGAGGCGTATTATAGCGTCTAGGGATAAGCAGATAGATTTATACCATCGTGAGGTTCTGGATTTGAAGAAGATTATAAACGAGCTTGTCAACGCCGGTGGTAGCGGCGGGGATAACGATACGGAAGAGGAGACGTGGTAATGAATGGTTGCAACAAAAAACAATACAGGCCTACTGTAGACGATACGAAAGTACCGTGCTCTACGTACATGAGTACCGATTGTATTTATCCTGGTGATAAGGTACGTGTGGAATCATTGGGATTATCCCCTAATTGCGATATGTCCGATACCCTTAACGCTATGATAAAGGCTATACGGGATAGGGATGCCGAGATACTTGAATTAAGAAGAATGATCAACAAATTGATTTGATATGAGAAGTAATTGTAATCCATGTAAGCCGGAATATAGACATGGGGACGAGTGTAGTATCTACAGTTCCCGGATCGTATATGACGGTCAGTCGTTCCCTGAGGCGGATATCAGGAACGGTGATAGCATGAATAGCGTAATCGAGTCTCTGGTAAGGAAGCTGGTTGCCGTATCTGGCGCCACGGCGTCCATCCAGCGTGACTCGTTCAAGGGCGTTCAAGCTGTCAGATTAAGATACGAGCCGTTGAATGTGCTCAGTGTTACCTATTGTGGTACTATCGTCCCTAATGACGGATATGTCGTTTCTGGCAGGTCCGTTAAGTTTAAGAGGAAATATTGCATGGGTGATGAGTTCACTGATGTTAATATCGTATATACTACATTGAATAGTAATATTTTAAATACTTCTTGTTATGGCTAAGAGAGTGTACGATACGGTCTTGGCTTCCGATTGTGACGGCTGGGTATGTGGTGAGATCCTCAAGAAGGGATCTCTCCCCGTAGACAGGTTAGAGCTTGATTCTTTTTCAGAGGCTGTCAGGGAGCTTATAGAACGGTTTTTTGAGGAGGGATGGTTGCCGGATATGATCTGTGATCTTGGTTGTGGAGGCGCCAGCGTATTTGAGATTAAGCCTACTAACTTCGAGTATCCTCCTGAGGGCGGAGAGAAGATCCTTGAGATTATTGTCGGCAAGAGTGATAAATGGACTATAACGCAAGCGGATTGATATGGCTAGTAATTTAAAAGATATTCTTGCCAAGATCGAGCAAGGCTCCTCATGGGTGTCCTACGACAAGATTTCCGGTACCGGCCCCGACAAGGTGGCTATTAAGGTAGAGCCGGGATGGATGGGTAGGTTGCCTAGGGAGACTTACGTAGCGGTCGAGAAAGGCAAGGTTACGAAGCTCGCTACCATAACCCAGAAGGGCATGGAGCGGGTAAGCGTGGATCCGACCAATATCATGTTCGATATGGAGGGCGGGACGGCGGTCATCAACGCCAAGCTTAACTCCGCCTCGGTCAAGGCCTCCTGCCTTACCCTTGGTGGCTCGGTGAGCAAGTCTTATATAGTTTCCATGAACGTGAACGGCTTATCCATGAAGGTCCCGGAAGAGGATAGCAGATATATAGTGTATGCCGATCCTGGGGATCCCGGAGCCACTGATTTGTATGAGGCTAGCTTTGTCATAGCTATGCCTAAGAATATGGATAATGAACAGCATCATGAGATGTTTGTCTTGAACGGTAAGGTTGTTAATATCAATCAACAGCCTAATGATATACCTTATATCATACTTGATCATGACTTCGATAACGTGACTAGCGAGAACGGTCAGGTTGTCATCGATATCAAGTCCAATACCGAGTATGATATCGAGCTGGTATGTTGCACTTGCGGTGATGGTAGTGAGCCGGAACCGGAACCACCCTTCAACGTGGATCCGCAAAGGTTGACGCTTAATAAGGATGGTGATACCCAAATCGTAAGGGTAGAGGCCGGAGATGATGTTTCATGGAGAATAACTGAAGGATAATATGGCAAGGGAAATAGATAAGAATTGTGTCGAGGGTAATTGCTTTGCCATTAACGACAAGAGCCATGGGGTAGGCGATAATAAGCTCAATATCGTATACAAGGCTAATTATACCGGTCAGATCTGTACGGCTAAGTTCCGTATAACGTCAAAGGACGGTAATATTGTCAAGGAGTATATGATAGCTCAGGACGCCAAGCCCGTTTATTATAATATCAAGATGGTTCAGCCATTCACCAAGGACGACTGTCTGGCCAACCAGCATGGATCGGTGGTGTTGTATACGGTCGAGGAAAGGACTTACAAGTCGTTTATCTCGCAGGAGGACGCAGACGCCAAGGCTATGGAGGATATAGCCCTGAACGGTCAGAAATACGCCAACGAGCATGGTGAGTGTATAACCGATATCTGGTATAACGAGGAGCAGAGAAAGACGTTTATACGTAATAATTGCGATAAGTTCAGTGACGGTCAGGAATATGTTTATATCATTCCTGAGGGCAAGTACGTATCTTCCATCTCTCAGGAGGACGCCGATAGGAAGGCTCTTGAGGATATTGAGAAGAACGGTCAACAACAAGCCAATTTGGAGGGTGAGTGTAAGCCTAAGGAGAATATCTATTATGGTAAGTTTAGCAAGACCTTTACCCGTAACAATTGTGATTCCACCCAATACGGTACTGACGTGGTTGTCGATGAGACGATGGTTACAGGGGACTTCAGATCCATCGTGTCTCAGGAAGACGCTAATAGCCTAGCAAGGGCTGCTGTCGAGGCTCAAGGTCAGGATATAGCGAATATCAAGGGTAACTGTGAGAAGATACCGGTATTTACCGGATCGTACTCCAAGGTATTCCAGAGAACCAACTGCCCTGAGGGTTCTACTCCTGTTGACTTCACTGTGGACGAGAAGATGTGTTCTGGATATCCGTTCACTTCTACGGTATCGCAGGATGCCGCCAATAAGCTGGCGCAGGACGCTGTGGAGGCGCAAGGTCAGGCTATCACCAACGAGCGTGGCGATTGTCAGACTAACGTCTACTATAACGTTAGGATGGAGAAGACAGTCACTAGAAACAATTGCGATGAGTTCCATATCGGTCAACCTTATACTTATGTTGTAGCCGTTGGTAAGTACTTCTCTATTATCTCTCAGGAGGATGCTGACAATAAGGCTAAGGCCGATCTTGAGGCTAACGCCCAGCAACAAGCCAACCTAGAAGGTGAGTGTAAGGAGAAGACGATCTACTACGGTAGGTATAATAAGGAGTTCACTCGTAATAACTGTGATGAGACCCAATACGGCACCAAGGTTGTCGTGGATGAGACTATGGTGACAGGAGATTTCAGGTCTACCGTATCTCAGGAAGACGCCAACAATAAGGCTAAGTCCGCCGTCGAAGCTCAAGGTCAGGATGTGGCTAACGTGAAAGGTAAGTGCGAGAAGGTGCCTGTATATACCGGTACTTATACACGTACGTTTACCCGTAACAATTGTGGTGCTGGCACTGGTGGTACTTATACGGTAAATGATAGGATGGTTGACGGTTATCCGTTCACGTCTACCGTATCACAGGAGGATGCCAACAACAAGGCCAAGGCCGCCGTTGACGCCCAAGGACAGGCTCTTGCCAATATCCACGCCCTTTGTACGTACACCGGCCGTGCTTCCTTGGAATTCACGAGAAACAACTGTGGTGAGTGTAAGATCGGATCTAAGGTGACGATTACCCAAGATATGGTAGAAGGACACCCATTCCAGTCTAACGACTCCCAGACCGCCGCTGACGCTATGGCTATGACCGCCGTACAGGCTCAAGGACAGGCTTTGGCTAACACCAAGGGTACTTGCTCTAACGCCACTATGTATACCGGCAAGGCTAGCTTCGAGTTCACGAAGAGCAATTGTGGCGCTAATCAGGTAGGAAATCCGTTCACCGTGACACAAGATATGGTGGAAGGTCATCCGTTCCAGTCTTGTGTATCACAGGATGAGGCTAACTTAGTCGCTATGGCCGCTGTCATGAATCAAGGTCAGAAGATCGCCGATGAGCGTGGTACTTGCCATGAGGCTCCTAAGTACACCGGTCATTATAGCGAGGCGTTTGAGAAGAATAATTGTCCGTCTGGTCTTATCCCGTCTTCAGTTACCGTTACTGAGGCTGACGTGACCGGAGGTCCGTTCTACTCATACGAGAGCCAGTTCGCCGCCGATGAGCTTGCCAAGGCCGCTGTCAAGGCGCAAGGTCAGGCTATAGCCAACGATCGTGGTACTTGCGACGAACTGAAGATATATGTAGGTAATTATAGCAAGGAGTTCACTCCTAAGTGTCCTACTTGTCAGTATGCAGATCCTATCACCGTAACCCCGGATCTTATGGGTCAGTTCTTTACCTCAACCCGTTCTCAGGAAGAGGCAGACGCTTTGGCTAAGGCCTATATCGACAGAATGGGTCAGGCGTTCGTCAACAAGAACTATGATGATACGTGCCATACGAAGACCGAGCAACCGGTATGGGAGACTATAGAGACCGTATGTAAGGACTGTATCTCTCAATTACATCAACGTAACACCAATACCTGTTATACTGATCCTGATAATCAAGAGCGGTATATAGCTGGTGGTAATAATACATGTTTCTGGTTTGGTACGGCATCCAAGGCCTTTACCCGTCAATGTGCGGATGGTGGAGTTGGAAGCTCTGTTACCGTAACTCAGAATGATGTTACGGATCCAAGTCCTAGCTCTGATGGTAAGTTTAAGTCATGTGTATCCCAAGCTGACGCTAACGCCAAGGCATTGGCCGCCGTGAACTCTCAGGGTCAGGCCGTGGCTAACTCGAAGGGTACTTGTACGTGGACAGGAAGCTATACCGGACAGGTTAGGAAGAACAATTGCGCTGACGGCGGCGTGGGCGACATGGTATCCGTAAGTAGCAGCAAGCTTCCGGGACACCCGTACACCTCCACCGTTTCCTTGGCTGACGCCAACAAGAAGGCTGAGAACGCGGTTCGTGGATCTGATGGTCAGGCTTACGCCAATAAGAATGGAGGATGTACATGGACTTACGTGGCAAGCCGTGACTTCTATAGGAACAATTGCGCCGGAAGCGGGGTTGGTCAGAGAATAACAGTGACCTCTACGCAGGTTAACGGCGGTACGCCTATCACCAGCAAGGTTTCTTTGGCTGATGCCAGAAGCAAGGCCGAGCAGATCTTAGACCAGAAGGGACAGGATTACGCTAACCAACATGGAACTTGTGTATGGACCGGTACTGGAAGCGCTACATTTTATAAGGATAATTGTGGTACATGTAAACATGGTGTCGCTCTATCCGTTCCTTATAGTGCCTTAGGATTGTCAGCGTTGACATCTACCGTATCTCAGGCGGATGCCGACAGCAAGGTTCAAAACGCTTTCAAGAATGATACGGCGACTAAGACCGCCGCTCAAGCTTACGCTAATAAGAATGGTGATTGTGCCGATGACGATGATACCCCATCTTATGATGATTGGAATTATTATTGTAGTGGATGCGATTATCGTAGGAGTAGGAATCAGACCAATCCTTGTTCTTCGGCCTCAGGTCAAGATGAGTTGGTTGAGTCCGATTCAAGATCTTGTGGATGCGGATGTGATAATACATACCATATGGATAATAGCAGGTGTAATAATGGTAATAGCGAGGAGCATTATTCTAGCGAGTGTGATCCTACGGGATATTGGCAGAATGGCGGTGAGCATTGCTGTAATCCACATGACTACACTATCTATACCAATGAGGTATGTAAGGGATGTTCGGGCGAATGCGGTGATGTATGTGTTCCTGATAGCCCTATTAAGGTGGTTAGCGCTGGTGAATTTTGTGCTTCTTCATCGAATCTGGCTAGTGAACAAGCTTATAACAAGTATAAAGGGCACAAGGATGCATTACAAAAATTAGTTGATGCTAGGATATGTCCTTCTAAGGTTGGCAATGATGACCGATGGGGAAATGTCAAGGCTACGAACTGTCCTAGCAACTGTACTCCTAAGACTATCAGTTATAAGCAAATCGCTGGTAAATATGAGGCTTGTACCAAGGACGAGGCAAACAGAATAGCCGACGATAACCTCCAATCCGATGGTATCTCTTACGCTAATGGCTTGGCGCAGGCCGATAGATGTGATTGCGTGGAGCCAACGAAGAATTGGTCAGCCAACGCTTATGCCGATGGTGATCCTTGCAATGGCGCTCCTTCGGGCACTTTAGCGCTAAGTGTAGAGGTCGAGATTACGTATAGTAATGAATGTACTACGCAGAAGAGTTTGACGGTAACAGCCTCAAGCTCAGGGACTACTATCGGGAGTACGACAGTAACTATACCTACTGGATCAGGCACTAAAAAGGCCACGATATCTTTTGGTCGTGGATATCCATGTAATTCTATCAATATAAAAGGAAGAGCTGGTGGTCAATGTTAAGAGTCTGATATATAATAAAAAGGAGAGGCTAACTAACCTCTCCTTTTTATTGTATATACATTATCAGCATTGTCCACCTGTGGTACAAGCCGCATGCGCCGTTCATGGTCTTATGGCCGCTTGAAAACACATTCTACCACTAGTAGATCCACTACCAGTACCTATCGTAACCGTAGTGCTAGTGGTCATCTCCATACCCGTGGAGGTATTCGCTTCCGCTCCTCCTGTCACTGTTATGGTTTTGCTGGAACTACACGGATTACTGTATTCCACAGTAAAGTTAATACAACTTCCGCTTTCACTGTAGTCTACCACGTTGGCACTCCAATTTTGTGGACAATCGCATCTATCCGCCTGCGCCAAGCCATTAGCGTAAGAGATACCGTCTGACTTGATGTGAATTTAGCTTATTCAATGCGTATTGTTTATCTATTAATTAAAATCATTAATATTGTATCGTTAATATTAATACATTAAGTTATGGCTTGCAATAAGAAAAAGAAAATGGCTAATGGAGGCAAGGTCTCCGAGAAAAAGAAACCTCAATTGAAATGTGGAGGCAAGGTTAAGAAAAAGAAGTAACAACCGGAGGGGTATATCCCCTCCTCAGTATTTAGCATATGAAAAATTCAGAATTTGTATCTAGAATCATAAATGATATGAACTCCATCAATAAGGACGCTCATGTCAGTAGGAGATGGATATTATCCATAGGAAGACAAAAGGCAAGATCATATATAGCCCAGAAGTATGCTGATGGAACCTTGTTCGGCGAGGAATCACTGTATACTCATATCAATTGCATGGAGATGGAGAGGGTTCGGAAAATTGATTGTTGTTTTGATGAGTTTAAACTATGCAGGATACTTATGAGATCCAAGAAAAGATTGCCCGATATGATATATACCCGTATAGGTCCGGCTATCATCAAAGTATCAAATATCATGGATGATATTATATTTACCTCCATATCGTTAAGAAAATACGCTAACAACAAGGAACGTAAATACGGGAATATAGATCAATACTATTATTATGTCAATGATGGATATATCTATATACCAGATATTAACATAGAGGCTATAAATGTTGATCTTATAACTCTCGACAGAAAAGCGGCGTTAGAGCTAGGGGGATGTGGAGCTGAAAAAGATAAGCCATGTACATCTCAATGGGATTATGATTTCATATGCCCAGACAAACTTCTTGAATATGTGGTTTCCGAAACATTAAGGGAAACTGTAGCCAAATTGCAGATCCCTACGGATGAGAACCCGGATATGGATATTAATAAGAAAACACAAAAAATTCAATAACATGAATCTAATAAGATCAATAATCAATTTCTTTGGTTTCAATGACGCCATAGTTGACGGTATAGGTGAAAGAGGGATGAGAGACAGCTCTATCATAAGATATAATGAGGTGCACGATATGTATGACAAGATTATAAAAGATCTGGGAGATATGTCGGCTTACGTATCCAAGGGTTATATCTATGATAAGATAAAGGAAAGAACGGGATTAAGTACCAGACATATTAGTAGGATATTAAATCATACTAAGAGAAAAGATCTTAGGTTTATATAAAAAGGAGAGGATAATCAACCTCTCCTTTTTGTTTTTAACAGCCTCCACCTTGACTTGGATTAGATACATACATGCTTGTAGCATTGCTAACACAATCACTTCCGCCTGATACCGTTCCCGATCCGGATGGTATGGTGACTGTTTTAGTGGTAGAGAAATATTCTACATCTCCAGATGGTTCAGATCTAGTATAATACGCATCAAATGATGCTGTTTTAGATTTACCGCATGGATTATCATAGCTTACGGATATACTTAAGCATTGTCCATTAAAACTTCCGCTAGCGTAAGCGCTCCATGTTTCGAGGCAATCACATCTATCGGCCTGCGCCAAGCCATTAGCGTAAGAGATACCATCGGATTGGAGGTTATCGTCGGCTATTCTGTTTGCCTCGTCCTTGGTACAAGCGGTGTATTTTTGTGTATAAATTTCTTGTATTAGGATGAAATCGTTATATTTGTGATATGAAAACAAAGTCATTTAAAATACTTGATCAGTACTTTCTCCGTTTTTATAGATCTATTATGTCTAAGAACGGCAAGAGAAGGAAACATACGATTGTGGACAAGAATGATATTCTCGAATGTCAGTCCTTGATATGGAAGGTCATACGTGATAAGTATCTGGATAATGAGGGTGGGGTTTATATAAACAACATCGGTTATCTGTGCCATAAGATCAATCCTAATCGTAAGATATATCTAAATAAGCTTACCGGTACTATTAACAGACGTGGAACTGGTGGATATTCTTATGTCCATACGTGTATTGATTTTATGCCTCGGAACAAGTATTTCCATCTCTATATTTCTCCGGCGTTGAATAAGGAGTGTAGATTGGCTATGGAATCAGGTAGGAGGTATAAGTTCTTGTACCGGGAGGTTGAATCGGAGAGTAAGGTATTTGGAGTTAAATGGGTTTACAAACTGTAGAAGTTTTTGTGATCCAGTTAGCCCGTGATGGTAGACTGGATTTTTTTTTGTATCACGGATTCAAATACATATCTTTGTGCAAAAGACTTAAATATGACTATAAAAGGGCTATTGGCCGAGATCAAGGCCGATTTACATAAATACGATGATAGCGGGGCTATAGATACCTCGTCTGTTTATAGGTGGGCTGAGATCGCCCTGAAAAGGTTCGGGGGTGTTATAGCGGTCATGTCAGAGGCGGTTGTCAAGACCAGTAATAAACAGGCGGTATTGCCTTCCGATTTTTTCGACATGCTTGACGCTTATAGATGTGAGCCTCTGGTTTGCGAGATACCGGGCGGCGACAAGGCTAAGGCTGACCTCCAACACGAGGTCGGCTGGGTCGAGCGCACCGAGCGCGGTTTCCGTTGGAACTCCTGCACCGAGTGCTGTAAGGAGGAGTTTGAGAAGACGATCACGGAGAAGCTATATATCGGGTCTCACGAGGTTCGCTTCCATTACCATCACCCCGTAAGGCTGTCTATAGGTCGTGGGTTGAGACGTGATTGCGCCTCCGACAAGTATCGGGATAAATATGCTTGGGATAATTATGATATAACTATATCTGGCAATACTATGTATACTGGGTTTGATGGATTTATTTACATCATATATCGTGCTACACCCAAGGATGATGACGGTCTCCCGTATATACCTGAAACGGCGTTAGGTTATCTTGAGGATTATGTCGAGACGTATATCAAGATGAAGATCTTCGAGAACGCCGCCGTTAACGGTTTGATACAAGGGGCTGGTGATGCTTATAAACTATACGCTCAGCAGGAGCCGGGTAAGTTCGCTAGGGCCATGAAAGAGCTTAAGATGTCGATGATTACCTTGAATGATTACCGGGAGCTGGCTGAGGATAATAGGAGGAGGATGCTGTCTTATGAGCGTATGTGGCCAAACGCTTTTGATAAGTATATTAAAATGGTTTAACAAAATACGATGATATGGCTGATTGGATACATTTAGATAAGACAAGTGGTACCGGTCCTGCTGAGGTTAGGGTTATCGCTGATATCAATGAGACTGGAGAGATACGTCAGGCTACGTACAAGGTTATAAAAGAAGGCACCAAGGAGGAGAAGACGTTCGTGTGCAGGCAGGAGTCGGTCCCGGTGGTTATTATCCCGGAGTTCGACTACCTAGTGCTTAGGTATATCTGGGCTGACGAGGACGGCATTGACTTTGACACGGCTACCGGTTTCGATAACACCGGCCTCCCGGATGTTGACGGCAAGCTGGTTGGTTGGAGTAAACAGTACCAGACCACGCAGGAACGGGTAGGTGATTATCTCATCCATGGTGGTGATAACATGGAATCGGGTAATGAGGCAGCTTTGATCCAGATGGGACCGTTGTTGGATGGTGATAATTATGATAAATTACCTCTTGAGATCAGATGCAGTATATACGGTAACTGGTATGGTGGTCGTGAGAAAGGTAATATCACTATCAAATTCACGGCATATAAGGGCGGTTCTATGGAGAAACGTGGATATGATTTTGTCAATATCGGAGGCGATGAGGTTTATACCGGTGATGCCCCTACCAACGTATCCGCCCATGGTGAGGATAATTGGCAAAATATAAAGACCTTGTATTCTAAGGTAGGCACGATGATCTACAACAAGGAGTCTCGTGACTGTATTGTAAGAATAGGTGAGTAATTATTCTTTTTCATAATACAAATATCTATCAGCTCTCTCGTCCGTGAGGATGGGGGAGTTTTTTTGTTTTTTAGTCCTTTACTTATGACATATTTGATCTTTTATTGCGCAGGAATAATCTAGCTTTGCCGAAAACTAGTATTATGGTCACATTGAATGATGTAAATAACGAACTCCATGTCCGGTTATATATACTGGAGGTGCTTAAGGATTATATAAGAGATGATGATTTCGATGGCCTTGTAGATAAGGCGTTGGATTTTGTCATGGAAGGCGTTTCTATGCCTAAGGTTCCGGCCAAGGACACTACCATGAGTGATATATCAAAGAGCGTTTTGGCTTTGGTAGCGGGTGCCGGATTAGATGAGAGGCTAAGCAAAAGCTCTTTAGAGTTAGCTTACGATAGGTGTAAGATGAGGTACGTATTCGATCCTCGAAATCGGGATATGCACGGTGTGATCGTAGGCTATTCCAATGACTTTAATAGTCTGGTAGCTGTGTGTGATGAGGGATCGAAGAAAGGAGCGGACAAAGGATCTACCGATTTTGTGGATGTCAATGAGAGATACGTGACTAACGGTTTCTTTTACATATCTGTAGAGGATGCCGATAAGCAATCGAACTACATGGGTAAAAATTTGTAATTGTTGTGTTTTTGTACTTTACACGAGCGTTTAAAAGTATTTAGTTCTCCTCCTGACTTGTGAAAGTCTGGAGGATTTTTTATTTTTGTACGATTTGAATGTTTTGCATAATACGTACTGTTTATTAGAATCCGCCACATAAGTGATTATCTGGTGGATTTATTATATTTGCGAAAAAGATAATGTCGTGCAAAATAACTCTAACATAGCGGTTCCCGACTCCGGGATGAACAGGGATAAGCATCCACAGGATCTATCCCCGTCTGAATATAGTTTCGCCTTGAACGCTACCGTAGAGGGTGACGATGGAAGCCAGCTTAAGATCCAGAACGAGCCTAGTACCCTTTTATGTAAGCGATTTGATGGCTATAAGGTTATTGGGTATAAGAATGACATAGCTGGTGATAACACTTATTTCTTTCTATCCAATCCGGATGATAATACGTCTAAGATCACGTTCATGCGGTCATTGGATTATATCAAGACCGTGGAGGATCAATTGGCTGGATCGGGAAAGGACATCCATCGTATCCTTGGCGAGAGGCTTGAGGAGTCGGATGGTCGTTTTGATGAGATATGTGATTTGATGGAGATCCTGATAGAGGACTGGGTTGATGACCCTTGTCTTAATTTCTCCATTCATCATCCGATCTTCGATATAGAGATCAAGGACGAGAAATGCGGGAAGGTGATATACTGGACCGATGGGTATAATCCCCAGCGATATGTTATGGTCGATAAGGCTCTTAATCCGGATGATGATGGTGACTTTTGGTATCATTACCATGGGTATAAGACATGTGGGGATGACAAGCCAATAGAGAGGTGTAGGCTGGCCTGCGAGAAGCTGCTGGTGTTCCCGTTGCTGACGGCCCCGTGCGTGGAGCCTGAGGTCGTGGAGTTCGGGGGAAGCCTGCGTGCCGGGACCTACCAGTTCTGCGTGGCGTTGTGCGATGAGTTCGGGATAGAGAAGACCGGATATTGCTCATTGACCAACCCAATCATGTTATTCGATCGCCAAGATATGGTTATCCGTGATGGTTTATGGGGTAAGTCAACCAATATGGGTATCCGCCTTACTGTATCCAATATAGACAAGCAGGTATCTCATTATAAGATAGGTGTTATACAGAACACGGTTGGGTTTAATGGTGAGCAAAGCCCGGTTCTTGGGTATTTCATAGAAGGTATACATCCGATAACGGAAAGGACCATCTATTACCTTACGGATCAGTATAGCGAGCGTACGACCATGGAGAAGTTATCCAAGGAAATACCGGTATATAAGACAGCCAGAGGCATGACGTCTGTCGGGAATCGTCTTCTTCAATACGGCTTGACCGTGGAGAACGAATGGAATCTTCAACCGGTCGTCAACTTCTTGGGTCATTTCGTTAAATGGCAGACATCTATAGCCACGGAGAATTTGTATAAAGACGGTGTGGCTTGCTCTAAATACGCCTCTTTCATGCGTGACGAGGTATATCCGTTGGGTATAAGATTCTTTACCAATACAGGATACAGGACGGCTAGATTCCCGCTTATCCCTCGTCCGGCCACAAGGGAGGAAATGGAGGTTATCGTTGATGAGGACGGTAACTCTGACGACCTGTCGGCCGCGTCGGTGCTGGAGAACAACCCGCAGTGCGCGGGGAACAGCCGCCGTCATCTTTGGCAGTTTAAGAATACGGCAAAGATCATAAACGACCCGTCTTGGGGATTTGATGATTTTGGAGGAGAATGCAAGAATCAGCTAGATGTCAAGCAACTCAGATATGTAGAGCAGGAATATGCCACGGTAAGAGAGACCCAATTCGTTATCAATACGATGGGGGAAGATGTTACGGTAGATGATGCTATTGATTATATCGCTGATAATATAGAGAACCTGTGTGATATCATAGAATCTAATGTAGGTATTACTGACGAGTTATGCGCTGCTATATCATTGCCGGAGGATCAAGACGGTATAAAGGCTCCCGATTTCCCTAGTGGATGTGATGATATCGAGAGGATAGAGACCAGGACTATATTGGATAAAAACTCTTTGGTGGATTCTAGGATTGATTTTACATATAAGCTGGCTAGTGATTATACGGAGACCGAGCCTACCACCTTAATACAAAGTAACGCCGAGTCACAAAGGAAATTCTCTGTATTGTGTGATTTCGATAATTATTCCAGTGGAGGTAAGAATATCATAGATCTGGTTCAGGAATGGCTGGATGGTCAGGATGAGGATAAATTCCCGTCTGATATAGACTCCTCCGCTTTGGTCTTGTGTCAGGATATGTCTAATGTCCGGCAGTTATATGATGAGGGTATATGTGCTAATGGGTGTTCGGTAGGTGATCCTCACGTGAATCCTACTATTAACGATGTTCAACTTCCTACATTCCAAGGGGGTAGGTCATTGGGTAAGTGCACATATTTGTATCAATATCCCGGATGGGAAGGAAAGAAGCATACGGAGACGATGCTTGATCAGTTAATGGATACGATGGAGGCTTATTTCCCCCAATATGAGAGTCAGTTTGGTATCGAGAACGCCATGTGTCTTTTTGGCGATGGTGATAATTCTAAGTTTAATACCGGTATAACTACTGACTGGGAAGGTCGTGTGTCTGTGCAGAATGATATTGACGCCAAGACCAATTGGTTTGGTAGAAGTAACTTGACTTATTTCAAGTTCTATCCACATGTATCCTCATACGCCAGATGGGTGGAGTTGGATTACGAGAAATACATAAGTGGTTTATCCGATCCTGATAACGGTATTATGTATATAGAGATGATGGGTAACTATAATTATCCGATCGGCGACTCATCATCATACAATAAGGTTCGTATAACGTTTTTCTCGGACAAGGAAGGTACCGTGGCTCCTAATCCTTTGGCTAATGATGCCAAGAAAGGTGTTATAGTGAATTACGTGGATCATAAGATATTTATGATGCCAAAGTACTTGTTCTGGAATGATGACAAGACTACTTTCCATAAGATATATGTTTGCATCGAGCCTGCGGTATGCGTGTTCTTCACCGGTTTCGCCATGAGGCAGGACATGAAGGAGCTTGCCGGATTCTATACGGCCGGCACCGCCATCTTCCCCGCCCCGTTCTGTTTTGGCATTCGGCCACTAGAGGTGAAATACGTATTCTTCTTCACAAAAGAATTGAAATTAAGGAGATTCGTTACCTATGAGGCGAAATGTATCTCATGTGGGGATAAACCCGCTGACTGCGCTCCCAGACCATATCAGTATGGTGATTTCGGATATTGGGAGTCTACCAATAAGTATCCGGCTAATTTTGAGTTGTATGATTCAAGTAAGATCGGGATATCATCGGGAGGATCAAAGAGGAAGGACATAATAGATTCTTTGATGAAATACTATGGGTCTCCTAAATCAGTTGGGGGTAAGTCTTATTTCACCGGTAATGGGGGTAACGCTGAGTACCCCAATACGTCAACCACGTTTTGTCAGAGACCTATACGTCATTACAAGTTCCCGGATAACTCTGTCGCTCCTTTTATGGGTAATCCGTCTCAACTGACCGGTCAATATGGAGTTGACTCCTATATTTATCCTATGGG